GGAATGTTTGCGTTAGCTACAGACTGCCCTATGGCGATGCCTGTTGCATCCGCTACAACAACCGTAAAAGCACCGGAAGTGCCTGTGGCTGTGGTAGTGATGACAGGATAGATTGATAAGCTGTATGGCGACAGAAAGTCATATGGACAAGCCAAGTACTTATTGCCGGTATTCAGTGAGCCTGTCACGTTCTTTCTCAAGTTGGCAATCTGCACCGTGTTATAGATGCGTTGCTCCGCCTGACGGATAAATGTATCCATGTCAGTCGTTGGGAAAGTGTTCTCGCAGTAATCAGTTACTGCAATGACAAGCTGGCTGTAATTCATGCCATCGGGCCTCTAGACATAAAGCCTTTGGTAGCTGCACCTGCGCCACGCATTTTTATACCAGACGTTTTAGCGGCTGGCTGTGAGCGGCGATACACGTTGCCTACAGCCATATTGACTGTGCCAGCATCACTGTGGTCAGGGCCAGAGCCGGGATTGTCAGAAGCCTTAACAACTTTACCCGTCATAGTATGGGGCGTAGCGTAGACTTCGGCATCGCCAACTTCTTTGCCCATCATCTTTTTGCTAAATGTAGCCATAATTAACCTCGTTTCTGTGCGGCAATCTTTGCCAAACCACGACCCATCGATTTCATATCGGCGTTGGTTTTGCCTTTACCTTTGCCTGTTCCGCCCATCATTTCTTTTTGGGAGGGGCCGCTGGTAGGGAAAACTTGAACATCAGTTTTACCTTTTTTTGCAATGCCATCTGCTGATTTTGTGTATGCCATATTAAGCTCCTATCTGTATCGTTACTGTACCAACTTGTGCAGCTAATGCCAAGTAATTTGGCGTTAAAGCTGAATCAAAAAACCTAGATCCGCCAACCGGATTCCATCCCCACTGAATATCTCGCGAACCGCCTCCGGTGAACCCGTTAGCGTTTACACCAGAGGTTACATAAGTTGTATCCCTACGTGGGTTACGTAGAGCTTGAGGATCATCCACCGGAAACGTTCCCAGCATCAACTGCGGCTGGTCAGGATCCCAACATTCCGGACAGACTAACAGTTGATACTTACGCTGCTTAATGATCTCTGTCTTAAGCTTCTTAAGTTTAAACTGCTGTCCACAGCGATCACACATGGCAATCGCTATTTTGCCGGATGCAAATCTATTCCCCATTACGTACCACCAATAAATTGCTGGCGCGGCACAAATCTAACCGCAGCCTTCTCTCGATCTTCACCGGCTGCAATCTCAAATGTTTCGTCGTAAATCTGCTTGAGCATCTGAATGCGAGGCATTAACTCAGGCACTTTAACGGCAATGTGGTACGCCAAACCTGCCACAACGCAGGGCAGGAAACGGAAGTTCATGTCGGCTGTCTCTACACCGCCGCCTGCATCTTGCACTCGACGCAGTCTCCAATACACAAATTGATATGGAGTGCTGTTATCAGGAGTAGGCCACACGGTTACTGCTGGCAGTTGAGGCACAAACACCGCTGTACCCACGTTATGAGTAGCCGCAGTTGTATTGTTCTGACCACGGTACACGCCGCCAAGGACGTTGCCTGTGACGTAGGTGTAATAGATGTCTTCGCTATCAAGGCGAATAAAACCTGCCCCGGCTAACCCAACCACCGAGTTAAGGGTGATCGTCGTTGCCGTGGAGGTGACGGCTGTTTCCACCACTGATGCAGTTGGGTTAACTTCGCCCGAAAGGCGCTGAATCCAAACTTGGATGGGTCGGGCTTGGCTGAGTTTGTTTGGGATTGTGGCATAGGTAGAAACACTAATACGTGTGATGGTTAAGTCAGCCTGCGTAGAAGATGTGTTCTGCCCTGTGCGGATGACATGCTCAAGCAAGTCAATGGTATCTGTAGGCAGAGCATACGTGGCAAGACCCGGAGTCAGGTTGATTACACCTTGCTCCATAGTCCACATGTTAATGCCTTTGTTCTGCCACTCTATGGTCATTAGGTTCATAGACCTACGTGCTGTACGCAGATCGTAGCCTGAACGCATTTCACGGCCAGCCCTCTCCCATGCTTCCTCGGCAATCTCCGTGAAGTCCATATTAAATAGGGTTGAGCCGGTAGTGGTCATCTAAATCCTGCCGTTTTCTTTGCTATTGTTTTGGGCTGAGCTACAAACTGTTTGCCAGATGCTTTACCGGCACGTTTGGCTTTGGTTGTAGCTGCATATTCTTGAGGAGACAAAGACTTAATAGCCGCTTCAGGCAAATATCTCTCACCCGTCTTGCTAGACGGCTTACCCGACTTGGTGCGCCACTTCTGGTCGCCCCAATCTTTAAGAGATTTTTGAGGAGCTTTCAATCTCTGTATCCTCCACCGGCTTCTTTATATTTTTTAGCTACAAGCTGCGCTTTACGTGCAGACCACTGACCTGCACCTGTCCCATGCGTTGCCGCAGCCTTTACCTGAGACACAATCCTTTTACGCAAGCCGGGTTTGGTGTAGTTACCAGCAGCATTAACTTTACCGCCTTCAGCGTACTGCGTGAAGTCAGTGTCATCACGGCGAGCTTTACGTTTACCGCCGGGCATTTTGCTAGGGAGTATTGCTCCCATTCCACGGCTTGCCATCATTTTGGATTCCCTTTGGCTTTTTTGGCTAAAAACAATTTATCAACCATTTCTATCCGTTGAGGTTTAGTTGTAACCTTGTTAATAATACCCAATCGCTTGGGTTTACTCGCGCCGTAAAACCCAGCCTTCTTTAAAGACTTAACTACTTTAGCAGCAGGTTTTACAGTCGCCATGTCAGCACTTCCCGCCGTTACGCATAGTAATCATTGTGCCTTTGGTTTTACCCTTGGTAGCAATGCCATCTGCGCGTTTAGATGCAGAACCAACTTTACCGCCGCCGGCATAACCACGTTGACCACGAACTGCGTCGCGTGGATCTTTTTTGGGTTTGCTAGAACCTAGCAAGCTATCCATCAAAGAGCCACGAAAAGTTGTGTCAGGTTCAGGCATGGCTTGATTGTAAGCTTGAGCAGCCTTTAAGATAGCCTTGCGATCTGCTACATCTTCAGGAGTCATGTCTTCGTTAGAAGAGCCACCGGCTGCGTATTTTTTCATGTTAGCCCCTTAGCACTTGCCGCCGTAGTTCATCTTAACCATAGTGCCTCTAGTCTTGCCTTTAGTGGCAATACCGTCGCCACGTTTAGAAGCGGAGCCAACTTTACCACCATGTTTAAACGTCATGTCTTCAACATCTTTGTTCTCTTCGCTATTTAAACGCGCAGAACCTTTTGGATAACCAAAACTTTTCATTGCATCTTTAGATTCATCAGCAGACATTTTCTCACCCATCTCTGGGCCTAACTCTGATTTAGTTGAAGTTTTTCTTTCGCCACGACGTGTAAGGCCACGTTCCTTGTTCAGGAAGTCGCGCAGTGTCATGTTTGATTTTTCAAGTTCTTCTTTGGTAACAATAGGGTTACCGTTACGATCTAATTTACGTGTTGCCATGTTTAAACTCCTTAGCAGGCTCTGCCGCCCTTTTTCATTGCAATCATTGAGCCTTTGGTTTTACCCTTAGACGCAATACCATCACGGCCAGATGAGGTTTTAACTGCACCCATCTTAGAGGGAGCCATACCACCCTTAGAGAGTTTGGTCATTTCTGCGCCTTTGTGCAAACGGCCTTCGTGTTTATTCACGGCCTTCTGCATCATTTTTTTGTCCATCTTTACATCTTTGTGGGCCATGCCGCCTTTAGCCATCTTGCCAACGCCATCAGCAGCAAAGTCAGGAACCATCTTGCCGCCCTTGTTGACCATAGTCATACCACCGTCAGCATATCCACCCATGTTCATTTTTTTCATGTCGCCACCTTTAGAAAATTTACGGCCTTTATCAGCCGCTGAGAAATCTTTTCCCACGGACTGTGGGACTCCTGCTTTCTTGGCGAACGATGGATTATGAGCCACCGCTTCCATGAAATTGTGCTGCTTTTTACTTGCGCTCGGCATTACAAGTACCTGCCTTTTGTTTTACCACGCTGTGCAATTCCATCGCCACGACGTGAGGCGGTATTTTTAACCTTGCCACCACGTTTATATGCTGCCCTGCCGCTAGTTAATTCATCATCCGTATATGGTTGACTGCCGCCACCTGATGAAGAAAAACTGCGATCTTCTTCGGGAATTGCATCCCGACCCATAAATGAATCCTTGACGTAGTCTTTAGCAACATTTTTTGCAATATTTTTTGCAAAGCCCGCAGGGTTGGTTGCAAGAGCAATAGAGTCTTTGGGTAAACCTAAAGCATTTTCAGCTTGACCGGCCAAATAGTCTTTTGCTTTATTAACGGCGTATGCTTTAGCAAGACCAACAAGTGGAGCAACCATGATTAATCACCCTTTTTGCCGAATAAGCTGGTCAATTTTTTCTTCCAGCCGGTTAAAACGTTGATCAATGTGATCTGTAATTCTTTCAACTTCTGCTTGAGTGACGTTATCACGGGCAACCTCCTCGCGTGTTTTGTTCAACAGGATGCTGATGCGATTCAACTCCCTGAACTTTTCATTCATCATGTAGCCAAGCAATCCCATCACTAAAGTTAGGACTGTTGACCATGCGGTGTTTAAATCTAACAATTCCAAGCCCTCAATGCTTTATTGATCCGTGAATCCGGATCGTTGGCTGTCTTTGCACTCGTTAGCTTCTTTTTCATGCCGCCCATCCTCGCACAGAAAGAATCCTTGCGGGAGCCGCCTTCCGGCTGGGGAGGTTTCAAATTCATACCTTGCGCTTTCGCGGAGGCTCGTCCTTTGGCGTTTAAACCGCCCTTCTCGGATTTGCCCTCTTTGCGTTGCCATGCTGGAGATTTAGCCATAAAACACCGTTGCTGTAACTGATCCACCAACGCATACAAACATACCGTTTTTACAGTATATGCCTTCGCCGGGAATCAAAATTGGTAAGCCAATAATATTAAACGTATCAATCTCTAACAAGAGAGATGTATAGATTGTTACATTGCCGGTAGCCGCCGTATTAAGAGCGGTCACAATAGTAAATGTATCATCCCCTGTCACTGTAACAGGATAGACCCCATCTACACCTATACCTGAAGTAAAATCTACAGCAACACGTTGACCATTGGTAAGTCCGTGCGCTACGATGGTAATCGTCACGGTGGTGCTTAACGCAACCCTAACATAAGTACCGGATTCACTAACTGTAGGATCAGCCACTGCCATATTACGTGCAGACGCTGAAGCTGGGGACACAGTAAGACTCTTCAGCCGCACGGCGTAATTTGTCACCGTCTTAGACGTTGTTACGTGATAGGACTTAACGTCATATTGCATTGCCATGATGCCGTCCTATCCGTAAAATATGGTCGTTGTTACCGTGGCAGACGGGAGGAACACATAGATGCCTACAGAAGCTAATACGCCTTCGCCGGGGATAAGGGTATAAAACGCTGTCCCGGTAGAACAATCAACTTCAGCCAGCACATCTTGGTACATTGTTACATTACCACTAGTAGTTAGCACGGCTGTAGTCACAGTAAACGTGTTAGTTGTTACAGTTACAACGGTATAAGTGTCTGGAACCGCTGAACCTGTAGTGAAGTTAAGCACTACCCTATCACCCACAGCCAACCCGTGATTAGCGTAAGTTACTGTACAAACTGTAGTTCCGGGAATGTTGTACGTAGCCAACTCTGGAACATTGTTGGCAAAAGCAACGTTCAGCGTGGAAGTAACCGAAGGGGAAATTACCATCCCTTTTAAACGTGTGCGATAAGGAACAGCCACGCCTGATACTGTGTTGTGATACGACTTTACGTCATACTGCATCGTCATGTTGTTGCTC